AATTTCTGATCTCGATGTTCCGACAGTGACCAAATCCAAGAGATGTTACCGGCGTAGAGGGATATTCAGCGCCATTTGCATCGAAGGTGATGTTTTCCACCACGATGTTTTCATTTGCGCCGTACCCTCCAGTGACGCCATCGGCTTTGTTGACGAGAATCGCGCTGATATCGGCTTCCCTGCGAAGAATCACTTCTCCAAGTCCAATGAGTTTGGTGTTCGATGGGATCTTAAGTATCTCAGTGATATCGTATGTTCCCGCTGGCACAACTACATCTCGCCCACCCAAAGTCTCAGCATAGTTGAGAGCTGCTTGAATCGTCGTTGAACTCTTATCGTTTCCAAACGCAGCTACTGACACATAATCCGCCTTAAGTTCAGCAACCTCTTGCGGCAATCCCTTTAACGCTTCCAGTGATTGCTTATCCTCGGCGGACATCAGACCGCCTTCGGATATCGTTGCGTTCGGGATCGGGTCGTCACCATTTTCGGTGTGACGAGTTGCGTGGGATTCAAGCATCTGCACATGCTCAGCGGACATGAGTCCGCCTTCCGTCACCGTCGCATACGGAATCGGGTCGGCGCCGTATTCCAGGTGACTGCTGCCGTGCGGGCCGGGCGTTGCTTCTCCGGTGGCGGTCACGATAACCTCTTTCGTATTCGGGTTGGTCGTGACCGTGATTCCCGTTCCACCGGAAATGGTCAATTCGTCAGACGGGTCGTCGGCTTCCAGGTCATTCACTTTGGCGAATGCGTTCTGGTTGACTTCTGCCCCGGTCTCGATCCCATCCAGCTTCTGCTTGTCGGCGGCGGACATAAAGCCGGCCTGCTGGTCTGTAGCCTCCGCGTGGGCATTGCCACCGCTGCCGATGTGATTGGTGACGGTGTCTTGCAGGATGGCCAAATCGCTGGCATCCGCTTTCTCGTCCATATCAGCTTGTACCAAATCGAAACCGGTGTTGATTTTCTGCCATTCGTCCTTGATTTTGTTACTGCCGATCAGGTTAGCGTATCGATTTGCCATTGTTGTCACTCTCTCCTTTCTCGATGACTCTCAGATGATCGTCGATCGCCTCACGCAGCTTCGACAACACTTCCCGTTCCCGTCCCGGCCACGCCTGCAGCACATGGGCGATCACGATGCAGAGTTCGGGCACAGGCTGCGACAGGTCGATTTCGGCCCGCAGAATGTGTTTGATGTTGGGCATTTCGCACCCCCAAAACATATGTTTGCAAGGAAAAACCTCCCATGCTGTCGAACCATGACAGCGAAGGGAGGTGTAAAGAGTAATGTCTGAACTAAAACTGAATTGCATTAGATGCGGGAATCCGATGTCTGAGCATGCTGTTTATAACGGATTACAAGAATTAGAAAAAACGGGCGACGGGTTCAAGCTGGTCGTGGACAAGTCTTTGCCGGTTCTTCCGTTCATTTGCGAATCTTGCGGTTATGTTGAATTGAGAATCCCGTCACTGATTGGAAAATGATACGGGTTGACCGTAATAGGGCTTTACAGAATCTGTTCTGCAGTCGCAGCGAGAAAAAAAGATAACTTCCTGATGTCGCCGCTCCTCGTGGGCGGCAATTTCTTCGCGCACGATTTGGCGGATCTGCTCTTCCATCTTCTTATCCATTTTCATCACCCTTTCACGCATAATAAAAACCGCCTATTCGGCGGCTTCAGACAGCTGTAAGGGCTGCAACCCCGATAAACAATAAACTGGCAATGGTGACTGTGGTCCGTTTCATTGCTGGAGTTGAGCTTCAAGTTCAGCTTTCTGGCGCTTCAGTTCTGTGAGTTGTCGTTCAAAGTCCTTCGCGCCCTCCAAAGCAATTTCTGCGCCTTGTTCATACTTCTCCTGCCACCACTGCAGACTCTTCTCAGCTATTCTGATCTCTTCCTCAAGTTCCATTATCTTTGCGCGAATTGCAGATTCTCCGCCCTCTTTCAGCAATTCGAGTTGAGTAATTTTCGCCTCAAGCTCATCTATGGTCGCTTTGGTTTCGGCAATCCTGCTTTCCAACGTACTTAAAACCCCTTCATCTGTTGTCCTCGCTTTCATACGCAACCAACTATCCAGTGCCATTTTAGCGCTTTCCAATTGAAAATTAATTTCAGCTATCCGTTCGTCAATCGATTTGGTTGGAAGTAATGCGTTGTTCGAAACCGGCTTTGTCGGCTCATCCAGTTCTTGACTCGTCATGCCTTTCACCTCCGGCGTGGTGAATCTGATTGTTTTTGTGTCAGCCAAATAAGTGACATCGTACCCTAGCATGTTTGCGATTTGACGGACAGGCAGGTGTGATGTCCCATGATAAACCAGTGCTGGAGTATCAATTTCCTTTCGTTCCCCATTAACTTCGTAGATAAATTCTGCGAACACAGCTTCTACCTTTTGCCCAACTGATGCAAAAGCTCCTGTAGCCATACCGAAGAAAAGCCCGAGGCACAAACCGAATATGAACTTTTTCATATTATCAGCCTCCAAGGTTTTTCCATAAGTATAGCACATTTTGTAAAATAATCAGAACGGTTGCAGAATTCTCATTGATCTCAAAACATCCAGAAGCCCGTTCAATACAAAGGCGACAAGTTCAACCGTGGGTGTTCCGACATTGCCGACGGAAATTGACCCCAAAGGGATTCCGCCGTTAAGTGAAACTGGGCCGGACAATCGAAAATATTGAGATCCTTGCAAATTAAGCCCGTTTGTAGTGAGCAAATTGAGCGTCGGCCCGTATTGCACCATTGAAGAAACAAAGCCGCCGCTGTAAAAATCAATCACAGGGTCGCTATCACCCAGTGTGGAGATTCGAAGGTAGTTTGACGGCGACACATATGCGGAAAGAAAATCTTCTGTGGCCGAAAGCTCTATCCTCGGAAAAACCCCAGATTGGTTCGTTTGAATAGTCGTGCCTGTGATGGAGCCGCCGGTGATGATCGTGCCTGAAATTGCAGTACCTGAGATGCTTCCCCCTGAGATCGTCGAACCCGTAATTGTGGTTGCTGAGATCGTACCGCCTGTTATGGTGGCAGCATTGATCGAGCCGCCCTCGATCCGACCGGCTTGGATCGTGCCGCTGAATATGCCGTCCGCGCCTTCAAGGGTGCCGGAAAACTTTAAGCGGCGGTTAGGCACATCAAGCCAAAACGCGTTTTCCCCTTCGACCGTGAAACGAAACTCGTCGGCGTTTAGCACAACCTCGGCGAGATTATCGCTCCGGCCGACTTTCAGGCCATAGTCGGGCGAAATGGTGACGCCGTAGTAGGTTTTGTTCTGCTTGACGGCGTTGCGGTTGAGACGATCGATCGCCTCCGTCAAAGTTCCCTTTACCGGGAATTCGGACTGTTGCTCCGATTTCGACGGGGCCTCGATGGACATGGCCAGCCCGCCGCGGAACGTCATCTTCTGGTGCAGGATAATCGTCTGATACCGCCGAATTCCGTCCCAAGGGAAGTCTGCATCTTCCCACGCAATATCAGCGTCAATCCATGCCATGGACTCGTCGCGCTCAAACTGGATGACGTCGCCGGGTTCGAGATGCGGGTATCCGCGGATGTCCATTTCGACCGGGACATACGCAAAGCCATTCAGCGCGACGAGAAGGTTGTCCGCGATCGCTTGGGTGGCGAAGGGGCAATCAACATACAATGTATGATCCTCATCGCCGGTGCCAGCCTCATATGCAAGGTCATCGTCAGGGTCATAGACCACGACGACGCGGGAAAATGACTTGACCGGGTTCGTGAGTCGTGCGCGGATGTAGTCGGACGGCGTCATCTCGAACACAGGCGATTCAGCCGCCGAAAACCGCTTGAACCGGATTACCCCATCGCGGCCAGCATAGACGGAAGCTGCGTTTGCTGCGGCGATGAACCCCATAACCTGCCGGCATGTGTATCCGGTAGGCGCAACGGGAACCGTGTATGACGGGTCGATGACGACGCTGGAATCGTATGTGTATCCCAGCTGGGTGCATATCTCGTCCCACACGGCTTGCATGGTGGCCGGATATGTCAGCGACGACACATATGGCGTATTGGCGAACATCAGCTTGTCATAGCACGTATACTCCCACGTGTTGTTGACCTTTTCGCGGGAATCCACGTAGAACTCCCCGAGAGGTATCCACGACGTAGTGCCGCCTTCCCAGGGGACGTCCGCTTCTTCCCACGCGAAGTCAGCGTCTACCCAACGCAAATCCCCTGCGTCAAGAGCGATATAAGGCACAATTTTAGCATTTGGCGTGATTTCGGCGTTGGTGCGGAGGCGGATGACCAATCTGGATGATGGGGCTGCCCCGATCTCAAATTCTTGCCCAGAGACAATGCTTTGCTCGATTTCAAAACTTATTATCTTGTCCTCGGCATATTCCACACCGTCAATCTCGGCCTTGATCCGCCACAGCCGATCCCTTTTCCGAAGCAAGTTTTCTGTGCTAACCGAAATTGGGTACATGTCTCATCGCTCCGTCAACGTCATTTCCAAGCCGCCCCACCAGTACGTGCCGTTCCGCTCGAAGGCGATAGGGGAAGTTCTGTTGCCGACGTAGAACGTTTTGGTTTCGTATTTTCCCGTCATCGGATCGGGATAGGTGAACTCAAAAAAGATATTCTCCATTGATTGGAGAAGGGCCGACACCTTATCCCAAGTGAGTGCCGGCCATCTCATGTCAATTTGTCTTTTCACCGCGATCCGGTCACGGGAGAGCGTTCCGTCCACAGTCCGCGTGGTGGTTTCCGCGTCGTCCAAGTCGAGGATAGTTACGGAAAACTCGGAAGGATATGCGGCGATCTCTTGTCCATTCACAAGCAGTTGCAATCAGATCGCCCCCTTTCATAATTCAAGCAACGGTTTTCCTGTTCGTCTGGTGTATGCATTCATGCCCCTTGCTACCACTCTCGCGATCTCGGTTTCTCCAACCTGGAGGATGACTTGCCCGCCTTTTCTGATCTCCTGAATAAGAGCGTCAAGCCGAGACACGATCTCCCGATTGTCGCCCCCGATCATTCCCTCCAACTTCGACAGCGGAGCAATGACTTCGGGGTCGATCCGCGCACCCGGGTTGTCGCCGACCATTGCAAGTGTCGGGCCATAAGCCAGACCGCCGCGAGCGAGTTTGGGAATCAGCGGGATGTTGAACCCGAACGAACTGTAGCCGGTAAGTTTCTCAACCCAAGCCGGGACGTCAATCTTAATCTTGTTAATGCCTTTGATGAGCGCGTTCAGACCGTCAATAATCATGTTCAGCGGGGTTTTGATTGCTGCCCACAATCCACTCATGATTCCAGCGAAGATGTCTTTCACGCCCTGCCACGCACGACGCCAATCACCAGTAAATACGCCAGTGATAAAGTTCATCAGTCCGGTCAGGCTTTGAATAAAGCCTTGGAGCATTCCCCTTAGCCCATCAAAGATATTGGACAATACCACCATGAACACGTTTTTCAGGTGCCCTGCCAAGGGTTCCAGCACGTTTTTCCAAAACTGCTTAAAAGCATCGATCAATTGCCCCATAATGGGTAGAGCCGTGTTTTTCACATAGTTCCCGTACGGCACAAACACGTTTTTCCACAGAAACGTCAGCACCGCAGAAACGGCTTCGACAGCCGACTTAAACAGGCCCGAAAGTGCCCCGCCAAGAGGAACAAGAACTTCGCGCCAGAACATTTTTGCTACATCTGCCACGAATCTGAAAGCCTTGGCAAGAACATCAATCAGAACACTTCCCACAGGAACAAAAACAGTTTGCCAAAGTTCCCGCAGGAATTCTCCAAAAGGCACAAGTACATTAACCCACAGCCACCGTGCAGCCTGGCTCACAGCGTCCCACGCCTTCGGCATGACTTCGGCGAGCCATTGTCCGAATGGCACCATGATGTTCTGCCACAGCCACTCAGCAGCCTCTCCGATTGCGCGAAGGATGCCATCCACGAATCCGCGGAACTGCTCGTTTGTGCGATAGAAGTACACAAAAGCGCCCACAAGCGCCGCCACAGCAGCGACGATAGCCGCGATCCACCAGTTAGCCCCGGCGATCGCCGTGCCGAGACCAACAAATGCCGTGCGGATAGCTGCAACGGCCTTTGTTACGGTAGCCGTAATTGTGCCCCATTTAGTAATAAGCAGGCCGGTCAGGATTCCTGCGCCAACGCCAGCAAGTGCGGCAATGATGATGTCGGAGTTGGATTTGATGAACTGTGCCAGATTTCCAAATGCCTGCCGTACTATCTCGGCCATCTCACGCGCACGCTGGGAAACCTGGTTCATGGTCTCCCCAACTTTGGCAAGTGGTCCGCCAGATGCCACAACGGGCGCGGTAACACCGGCGGCACCTCCTCCAGTGGCGCCGGCATCTTGTCCACCAACAAGGTTCAGTTGGTCAAAACTTGCTACGGCCCGCTTTGCCTGCTTCCCGGCCTTTTCGTAGGCATCCCCCAGGTCGGAGACCGCCCCCGCTTGTGCCACCGTCGCCTCGGTCTGCTGCTTGGCTTGTTCATACCCAAACAGAGCCGCAACAAACTGAGCGATTGTGTTCATGGTGTTTGCCAACGCCGTCGCAAACCGAGTAAGGGCTGGAAGGATGATATTATAAATCGGCAAAAACGCCTGTCCGAGAGCAAGTTGAGCGTTTTTCAGTTGTGCGACGAAAGCCGCTTGACGGCTGGATGTGTTCTGCGCCAGTTCAACGCCGTATTTCGCGGCGGCCTGTTCGAGAATCGCAAAATACCGGATTGTTTGTTGCGTTTGGAAATCTAGTTGCTGCCATGACCTGTTGCCAGCAAAATCACGGAACGCCCGAGTGGACTCCAGCATGGCCACTTGTACGTTCACGCCAAGGTCTTCGATGGCTTCTGTATTGCCCAAGAGGCCCGACCGAATCCGCTCCATTACATCTTCCATCGTCCGCCCCGTGCTGGACGCGATGACGGCAGATGCACGGAGCAATTCCTCGGTGCGCTGCGCAACCTCTCCGGTGGAGCGGCTGAACGCGCTAATCAGGTTTGCGTATGTCGCGCCGTACCGAACCGCCTCGGAACGCGCCATACCGAACGAAGCGGCTTGCTCGTCTACCCATCGACGAAACACATCCGCGCTATCACCCATGAGGCGGTTTATTTGTTGCATTGCCGCCTCGAACTGCATCGCCTCTTTTACGGCGGCGCCAAGACCAAGCGTCACACCGACGGACGCCAATGCCGTTGTTACGTTCCGCATGGTACGGTCTATGTTTCGCTTGAACCGGTCCATGTCGCGCTGGACTTGCTGCATACTTTTGCGAAGAGCAGAGAAGTCAGCACCAGCACGATAGTCGGACCAGGAGGTTTCTCACAACCGCCATGGTCTAGACCACCCCCCTTTAGGACAAAAAAAAGAAGGTTTAAGCACCTTCTTTTGTCCGTCTCTTTTTGTTTTTTATTCTGTTAATCGCAATTTGCATATGATGATCGTTTATGTTGATGGGCGGTATTTGTTCGGGGGCATCACCCAGCTTGTATCTCCATTGATAACCGCCGCAAGTGAAATATTTTCCTTTCAGACAACTGCAAAGCGTCCCGCGTTGCAAGCCCAACTCATTTGCCGCTTGTTTCGCACTTTCCCATTCACGTATTAGTTTCCCGTCCAACGAATATTGCAAAATCGGTTTTGCAACTGTGCCCGGCTTATACTTGATAGGCTCGGCGGGATCGTAGTCCTCTTCATATACCCAAAGGTACCCGCCGGCAGATGGTTTGCGTCCCGATCTGCTTTTATTTTTGCAACTCCTGACTATGGCGTTGTTGGCGATTCCTAATTCCTTTTCCGCATCACTCAAGACGTCCCATTTTCGAATGAACCGTCCGTCTAAACTCAATTGAATTACTGCTTTCCTGTTAGGGGACTTTAAACCCATGAGCTTCGGCGGGGCGTCCCCTCCGGGTGTTTTATTAATCAGGTTTATCCCCTGGTTCCTATATACCGAAATTGTCTCAATTTCTTTTTCATATGCCTCGCGTTCGGTTAAACCTGAGATAATAATCCTGCTTGCACATTTGTATTTTTTGATATAGTTTCGGAAGACTTCGCTTCGATCTCTCGTCTCCTTGAACCGCCTTCCCTTCCCCTTTCCAACATAGAAAGGTTTGCCGGTGTCAATAAAATACCATTCGTAGACGTAATATTGATTTTCACCGGCCTTCAGTCTTCTTTCCTTTTGCTTAGCACAAACATATTTGATGATGCACGGTTTGCATCTGGGACTCGGACGCCCTTTGTAGATGTAAAAATGTTCCTGCGTAACAGGTTTTTCCTTTCCGCAAACCTTGCATTTTTTAACCATGCAAACAACCCCTGCAAAGGATAATGAAAAAGGAGCGGATCACTCCCGCCCCTTGATCTTCACTTCACCGCCCATCGCGGCGTTCATGGCTTTGATCTGTGCGAGCAACTGCTCGTCCGTCATTTCCTCACGTGGCCTGATGCTGCTGAGAATGTTCCTGAGATTCGGCATCCGCCGCACGCGGTTCCAGTAGGCTGTCAGATATGCGACAACAAGTTCTTCCTCGCTCTTTTCCCGCGACATTTCGTTGTAAACTTGAATGTGTAGGTTCAATTCGCGCGGCGTCATTTCGTTATACGTTTCAAGCGGAATGCCCACCCGAATTGCAGCTTTTAGGCTTTCGTCCCAGTCCCAGGGTTTTGATTCTCCCCCGGACTGTTTCCCTCCGCCACCGGACCGAATGCGGCCGCGAACGCCTCTTGCATTTTTTCAATGATGTGCTGATATGACGGAGCCTGATCCAGAAGGTCTTCCATGTCCTCAAGTCTCAAGGTCTCGTTATTTTTGCGAGCGTCCGACAGAAGTCCACAATAGATGATCTTTTCGATGTCCTCGACGTTAAACGTCGGGTTTTCCAAGTCCTCAAGGGATTTTCCGGTGAGTGCCGTAAGGGTTTTCAACGCCTTATGTCCGTATCGCAGTTCACGCGGCCGGTCGAGTTGGATGATAACGACATCGTTGTTTTGTTTGGTCATAAAATCCATTCCTCCCGTTGTAATTGGTAGCCCGGAGCGCGTGGCTCCGGGCTGCTTATTCATTATCCGCCCGTCGGCAGCGTCAGTGTGGGCTTACCGGAAACTTGGATCGTGATTTCGAATCCGATAGCTTCCTCAAGCTCGGCGGTCGTTTGGAACGACGTCACGACGCCGTCAAACTCCCACGACGCACCCATGCTGGCCGGAAACTGAATCGTGAACTTTTCGACCGTGCTGTTTTCCATCGCTGTGTAGACGGCTTGCTGCCCCGGGTCGCTGGGGTCAAAATAACCAGAAGCGGTGACTTCACCGCCATCCTTGAACCCGCCAATGTATTCCCGGAATTCCCCGGCGCTGTCAAGCGTCGTAACATCAATCGTCTCCTGCGACATCGACGGGGACGAAATCGACGTAAGATGCCCAACGGGCACCCCCGGATCACCGATCAGGAGTTTCGTACCGAGTGCCCTTTGTTTTGCCAACTCAATCACCTCTCAAGAATGCTGAAAATTCCACCACGCACCGGTACAAGCCCGGTTCGCTTTCGTACATCTCGACAGGCATCTGATAGGTCAATTCCTCGATGAACGGCCCGCCTGTGCCGATTTGCCGCCCCTCGAAGGTAATTAAAAGGGCGATCACCTGTTTCGTGATCGCCTTCATGTCGCTGTACCGCTCTGCTATGATGTTGAGTTCTGCTCTGACTTCCTTGGATTCCAGATGGCCGCCGAGCGTCTTGTCCCTTAATCCTTCGCTGCTAGAGTAAATCAGGTACGGGACGCCGCCAGATGCGGTTGCTTCCGGTGCGGTGAGCGGGTAAATGCGATTCTCCAGTGCTGTGATGGTTTTAAGTTCTTGCACAAGTGCCGGTTCAAAATCCACCCGCATCACCTTCCCTTCCGCAAAGCCTTGTCCACTTCTTTGCCGGCCACCTCAAGAATGCGTTGTTCAATCTGATTCGCGTTCTCGTCGATCGATCGGCGCAAAAAGCGATAGCCCGGAACATATCCGCCGTCCCGGGTTAGGAAGCCGTATTCCTGCGACGCCGGGTAATAATACCGCTTGCCGTCTTTCGTTGTCTTTACAAAGATGTCGTTCTTGGTTGGGTCCATCATCACGTCATAGACCGCTTTGCCGCGAACACGGGTTTTCTCCCGCTTCAGGATGATGCCGTCGCGCAATTCACCCGTATCAACAGGCGCATTTGCACGTGCCGCTTTCAACACAATCTGACCACCGGCACGCGCCGACTTCGTTGCCGCTGACTGTGGCACTTTCCCAAGTTCGCGGAACGCCCGTTCCAACTCTTTCATGCCGACAATTTCAGAACGACGAGCCATGTTTACTGTCGCTCCTTGCACATGAGTTGGAATTCGCGTCGCCGGAATTCCGGATGGATGATATGCAGGATCTCGAACTCGCGGAATTCGGGATCGCCAGGCTCTTTGTACCGGACAATCATGGTGCGGTCAACATCCTCCCGGTACCGGATCCGGATCCGTGTCGTCACTTCGGCGTGTTCGGCCATTGCGGCGGTGTATTCCCGGCCACTCATCGGCTCGATAGCGGCCCAGACGGTCGCAACAGGGATCGGGTCGTCAAGCGGCTGGCCGTATTCGTCGGTTTCGTCTGGTCCGGGTAGGCGGTAGATGGTGATGCGGTGCTTCATCCGCGCAAGCATGCTTTTCATATCGGCACCACCCGGTCGGGCCACAGCAGCGTTCGCACCACTTCCGGCACATCGTCGGTGTCGGGGTTTTCGTAGCGATGCGCAATGTAAATTAGCATCGCCTGTTTCACCGACTGCGGCACCTTTTGCGCGTCGTCATATCCCGCCGTATATCGGATTTTCACCGCGTTCACCGGTTGGAGCGTTACGCTCGGCCAACATTTTCCGTAGGCGAAAGCGATTCGGCCCGGCTCGGAATCGGTGTCCACGATGTAGTCGGAAGGGTCAAGCGTCGTTTCTGCACCAGTGGAGTCGATAACCTTCACGCTTTCCACGCTCACAAGCGGCGGGCGCGGCAGTTTCAGCGGCATGTTCGGGAAGTCGTCAAACGACAGTTCCCATGTCTGCGTAATGTAGGCGCGATTCTGGAACGACTCGCAGTATTCGCGGGCTGCGGTAATTAGGCCAGAAATGAGCGCATCTTCATCGTTGGTATCAACCCGCAGATACGCCTTTGCCTCGTCCAGACTTACCGGCTCGCTTGCCGGAGGGGTTATCAGCTTCAGCGCCATCGTCAACCACCTCCGCAATGCCGCTTTTTACCCATGTTTTGGCCATTTCATCGGGAAGATCGACGATCTGCCCCGGATAATAACTCCAACTTGCCGACGCAATGCTAACGTTAATTTTGACTTTCAGCCCAATCACCCCCTGTTAAGGGAAAGGGGGCCGATTGGCCCCCTAGAATTAAGACTCGGCGTTTTGATAGTATTTGACAGCCTCCGGCAGGATCAGCTTACCGTCAACCCGTTGATACATACGGTAGCCGACTTGTCCCGTCGCCGCATACAGCTCGTCCAGACGTTGCATCACGCGGCCAACACGGTCGGCGATCCAGTAGTAGGAGAAGTCGCCGAACAGGATCGACT